TAATGAAGATAAGAATAAACATACAGAAAATGGTGTCGCAGTTGTAAATATGTTTGGTACATCTGCTGAAAAAAAGAAAATGGCAGATATTGCAGCTAGACATAATAAACAAGGTTCTATTGGTGGTAAAGACCAAAAAGACAGAGATGCAATGGTTAACAAGTATTATAAAAGATTAAAAGAGGGAACAGTCAAAGAAGATGGACACACAGATGTACCAAGTGCAGTTCGTCAGTGTAAGACAATTGTAGAAGATGCAACACAGATGATGGGTAAGTTACAATCTATGAATGGTGAAGAATCATTACCTACATGGTGGACAAACAAACTTGCAGTTGCATCAAACAGCATGAACAAGATAAGAGATTATCTACTTGTTCCTAGTATGCAAAATGAGAGAATGGAAAAGGGTATTGACAAACTTCCAAGACAATTCTTAAACCCAGATAAAGAAGTAATGGTTATGAAGAAGAACAAAGTAATTGTAATTGACAAGAAAGACCAAGACAGATATACGAAACAGGGTTGGGAACTTGCAGAAGTATTAGACAAAGAAGATGAACCTAAAGTTAAAGAGATAGTTAAGAAGTTAAAAGGTGCAAGTAAAGCTCATGCTGGTCAAGCAAAAGACCTAGAGAAAGCAGTGAGTGAAACTACAATTACAGGTAAAGATTTATTAGAAAATAAATATAAAGAAGAAAAGAACGGAGCTCAACATTTTTCCAAAATAGAAGAAGACAACTATGTTTGGAACTTTGTATATGATGACTTTGGAAGAACTAAACTCACTACTGAACCAGATAAGGCAACGCACTTGGTTTATACTATGGAGGGAAAAGACAATCCTCAACTCTTGAAATTAAGTGAGAAGGAAATTTTAGATTACAAAAAAGGAGAAACTAATGAAGTATCTAAAAAGTAAAAGTGGTAGTCTTGAAAATTCCATACTAAGTGTTTGGAGTGAGGCTGCAAAGAAAGAAGGAAACGCATTTGGACAAGCAGTGATGAGTGCAAAAGAAAAGGGTGACAAATCATTCGTATTTGCTGGAAAGAAATATGATGTGGAAGAATCCTTAAAGAAAATGAAAGAAACAAACAAGAACGACAAATCAGATGACGGTGAGGGAATGGACGCAGTTCAACCTAAAGCTGTTAAGAAGAAGTTCAAAGACAGAAAAGACAAAGATATCGACAATGATGGTGATGTAGATTCTACAGATAAGTATCTTCACAAGAGAAGAAAAGCAGTATCTAAAGCAATCAGTAAAGAAAACTTTGAGGTTGGTACGAAAGAAAGAACAGACCATACACTTAATGTTACTCCAGGCCAATCACCAGAAGAGTTTGACCAACAGGTAAGTATAATGCATAAGAAGAAGAACTCAATGCGTGAAGCTCTTGCAAAGATGTGGGGTATCAAAGAAGGTAAAAATCCATTTGACAAGAAGGAAGAAGAAGGGTATAATAAAGTTAAGAATAAGAAAGAAGGAAAAACTCTAACAGGTAAAGCAGAAACGAAAGTGGAAGTAGAACCGAAAATGGAAAAAAAGAAGTAATGAAAGAAATACACGAACTGGGTGAAGTAAAAGTAGACAAAGGGGATTTACCAGACATATATTGTGATATGGATATGGTTTTATGTGATTTTATCAAGGGTGCAGATGAAGCCGTTGGTGGTAGTTTTGTAATGTCTGATAAAGAAACTCGTTGGAAGAAGATTGGAAACACTAAGGGTTTCTGGGAAAACTTGCCTTGGTTCAGAGGTGGTAAGAGATTGTATTCTTTTATCGCAAAATATGACCCATATATACTTTCTGCACATAGTACTAGTGATACGAACTCTAAGAGAGGAAAGAATAAATGGTTAGACAAGAATACAAAGATTCCTAAAGGTAAGAGGAATATTGTATTAAGAGAACAGAAGAAGAAGTATGCAGTGAATAGAGATGGTAGTTCAAATCTCCTTATTGATGATTATATTAAAAACATAAAAGAGTGGGAAACTGCTGGTGGTATAGGAATAATCCATACTGACACTGGAAAAACACTTGGAGAACTCAAGAAATTGGGTTTCAAATAATTATAAATAGTTAAAAAATACAATATTCGTCAAAGGATAAGGAGAAAAAAATGAGTGCTTGGAATATGAATGATGGTAGTGCTTTAACGGGCACCCATACTTTTACAAATGCTAGTGCAATTGTCAACGGCAATGCATCAGCTGTATATTTATCAGAGGTCGCAGTCGGAGATGTTGTTACATCTGCAGCTGGAGAAAGTTTAAGAGTTAAAAACTTTGCACCTGCTAGAACAGTTGCTACATCTGGTGTTAACACAACTTCAAATGTTATTACATTTACTGCACATGGTTACACAGATGGAACTAAAGTTACATACAATGCTGGTGGAGGAACTGCACTTGCTGGATTAGTTGATGGTACAGAATACTTTATAAGAGATAAAGCAGATGACACTTTCAAACTTGCTGCCACATCTGGTGGTACTGCAATTAGTTTAACTGGTACAGGAAATAACGCACAAAACTTTGTAGGCCCAACTAACACAGGTATGACTATGACTACAGCTATGTCAGGTAGTACTGAATCTGGTGCAACTGCAAGTGTTTCAAGACCACCTATTGATTTTGCTTCAGGTGGAACGCAAATAAATGCTAATATTTTAGGTATTACAAAAGGTGAATCTGTTGCTGGTGTCGATAACGTCACTTCAATCGCAGTTGGTACAGATGGTGCAAGATATGTTCAGGCACCAACTATTACTGTTGCGGCTCCAACTACAAGAACTATTGCAACTGCAAAAGTTTCCACTTCAGATAATACAATTACTGTAGATGCTGGACACAATATGAGAACTGGTACTAAGTTAACTTATACCTCTGGTGGAACAAATATGCAAATTGCAAGTTCTGATATTGATGATGATGATAATGTATTTGTAATCAATACTGGTTCTACTACTGCATTTAAGATTGCAACATCACTTTCAAATGCACTTGCTGGTACAGCTGCAAATATTTCAGGTGCTGGTAATAACTCACAAACTTTCGTGGGTGATACTGCAACTGCTACTGCATCAATTTCTGGTGGAGTTGTAAGTGCTATTACAGTAACAGACGTTGGTTCTGATTATCAATCTACTCCTGCTGTTACAGTTGAAGTACCAAAAATGACTATTCCTACAAGTGCAGTAAATGCTGGTACAAATGTTATCACTTTTGCTGGACATGGATTAACAGATACAGACCAAATCACTTACAACCAAGTTGGTGGTGGTACTCTTATGACTAACGTGGCAAATGGTGCTACTGTATTTGTAAGAGATAAAACTACTAATACTTTTAAGATTGCAGCTACTTCTGGTGGAACAGCAATCAGTATTGGTACTGGACATGATGCTCAGACATTTACAATTGTAACTGGTGCAACACAGGCAACTGCTGTTGCGAGTACAGGTCTTGGTCTTGACGGTGATACAGATAGTACTGAAATTGCTCACATTGGTTGGGTTAAGAAAACTGTAGGTACTGGTGGTCGTGCTGGTAGAGTTCATTATGAAACTCTAGTTGCTGGTTCAAGTATGTCTGGTGATGCAGAGGATATTTCAACACCAGATAGTTGATTATAGATACTTGTAAGAAGTATAAATAAAAAGAAAGTGAGATTAAATTATGGTTAATGAAGATACTATTAAAAAAAGAATTGCAGCTCTTGAGAGTGATATCAAAGTAATGACAAACACTATTCAAGAGATAGATGCTAAGAAACAGGAAGCAATTGCAAACTTGAACGCACTACATGGTGCAAAACAACAATGCGAAAGTTTTTTGAAAGAATTAGATAATGATGACCAGACTGCTTCGGCTGTTGCTGGTTCGTGATGTGGGAAACTACCCACAGTAACATTCCCCATTTAAGGGGTTTTTATAAGGAGAAGCCAAATGGCCGATAAAAAAATTACAGCACTTACTGACTTAAGTACTGGAGTTGCTGGTGCAGACTTACTTCATGTTGTTGATGACCCTACAGGTACACCAATTAACAAGAAAGTTTCTGTAACAAACTTCGTAAATAACTTACCAACTTTCATAGGATTTTCAAATTCTGTGCAAGACATATCTTCTGCTGTTACAACAGCAATCTCAATCACAACTGCATTGACATTGTTAGAAACAACAGGTACAAACGCTGCTACAACACTTGCTGATGGAACAGTGGTTGGACAAATCAAGATAATCGTTCACGACACTGCTGGTGGTACATCAGAGTTGACACCTGCTGACCCAATGGGTTATATTGATGTTGACTTTGCATCTTTAGGTGATTCATTCACTTGTATTTGGAGTGGAACAAAATGGGCTGCATTAGCAAACACTGCGTTAGCTGCTGATGATGGTATCATTGAAATCACTGCAACTGACTAATTTAGTCGTTCACTATAGTGGGGGGTCAAACTCCCACTATCTTTTTACATTAAGGAAGTAGATATGAAATCATTTAAAAAGTATATTAAAGAAATACAAGGTGTAGGGCCTGGAGCAGGAGATGCAAGACAACAAGCAAGTGATGCTGATTCTGGTGGGTCTGCCGGTGATGTTACTAACCCAGAAACTTTAAAAAGATTAAACGCATATCTTGGTTCTATAGGTAATATGGAATATCTACTACCAGAACACGCACTTAATCGTTTAAGAACCAGTTTGATGAAAGTTGGATTATCCTTTGGTGAAATACCAGCAATGGAAGGTTCAAGTGGTTCATTTGACTTACCTTTGTCAAGATTTGGTGGAAGATTCGGTAAAGATGAAAATACCCCTAGTGATGAATTTATTAATGATGATGGTATCTCACACATTATCGAAGGTGGATTAGCTCTTAAAATAAATTATGAGATGTCCCCAAAGAATAATTCATGTAGGGTTTTTGCAAAGATAGCATAACTCAATGTACGAGAACATTACGAGTGATAATGTTATGATGTACGCAATCAGACATTATAATAACCCTCAATGCGAAGGTGAAAAAGAATTTCAAGATGATTTGAAACGGTTCAAATACATCAAAAGACTTCTCAGAAAATATCACGAAACTGATATCCTCAAAGAAAGATTACTCCTCAATCATTTTATTGTATTAAACAATGTATTCGGTGCAGAAGCTTGTGCAACACTACTATTGTTCAAGATACAAAAAGAATACTGGTCTACACTCAAGTCATTTTTATTATACCTAAATATACTTAGAGAAGATGAACTTAAAGATGTCCAAGAAGACACTAGAGTAAAACAAGTTTTAAAGGAACTATAATGGGTAGAGCTGTAGATTTATTTGTAACTTATAGATTTTTAAAGTTACTTACAACACCATTCGAAAAGACAGATGCGTTTAAGTTAGGTATCATAGACAAAGATGGACATAGAATAAAACTACCTAAGTCTAGTAAACCTGCTGTAGAACTTACTACTTCTGAACTTAAAAACGCATACACAATTCTCCATAAACTTATATTCAATATTAAAAAATTATTTGGTAAAGTCCCAGGCTTAAGAACAAAGGTTGGTACATATGCAGCTGCATTATTCTTGTTGAAAGATACATTCAAAGAACACGTTGAAGACCCAGATATGTTTGAGAAAGAGTTTATGAAATATCTCAAAGAGAACAATATAGAGTTAGATAGAGAGATATCAGAAGAAGTTATAGGGTTTGGAGAGGTATTACCTAAAGGTGAGTATCTTCTAAAGAATGATATACTAAATAAAGAAGAAGAAGAATTAACTGCTAAAAAGGGTGATAAGGTCATTGCGTTTGCAGATGAATCACCAATAGATACAGTTTTGGGTGTTGAGATATTTCCTGTTGTTCATGTTAAAACCCAAGAAAAAATCTATGTAAGCTTGGAGGATATAACAGATGACTAAATGGACAGAAGTAGACGCATACAGTGGACAACCTATAGATGAAAAAGCACCAACTAATAATGCTGGTTCTGGCAAAGTTTCAATGCCACCTGATGCTATGATGAAAAAGAAAAAGAAAACATTCTTAGATGCAAGAACAAAAGCATACAAAGAACATCAAAAGAAATTAGAAGCTTCCAGACAAAGAAGAGAAGAAAGAAAAAAGAATGCAGCTAAAATGAATGAAGGACAGATTTCTGAAATGAAAAAGGTAGAGATAACACTTAATAACCCAAATGATGCTAAAAAGATACAAAAAGATGTGATAGATTTAACTAATAAAAAAAGAAAAGTTAATATTACAATGAAACAAATGGGTAAAAAATTAATAATTGATGGTGGTGACTATGATATCAATAGAGAAGTTGCTGATATCAGAAACTTTATAGGTTTCAAAAGTGCAAAGGTTGTAGAAGATATACAACCAATGACATTCTCTCAAAAAATAAAAGAACAAGTTACTGCATTTGGTAGAGAGTCATTCCTTGCAGAAAACAATATGGACGTAATCAAAAGTATTGTTAAGAGTAAGGGTGCAAAAGATTTGAAAATGAAAGATGGTAAATTAAAGATGGACGCTTTTACTGCGTCTGCAATTGCACAAGTATATGACAAAGTTAATCCAACCAACAAGAAGAAGATGGAAGACCTTGCAAACGGTAAGAAGTCAGACTTGATGAAACTACAAAAACTTGCAATGAAATTTGTAAAGTAGACAATGAATGAAAAAATTGAAAAGTTTCAGGTCTTATTTCAAAGAGTATGGAACTCTTAATCCATCACACCCAATAGGAGGTAATTCTTCTGGGCCTGGTATGGGGCAGTATGTTCCAAGTGCAGACTTAAATCTTCGTGCATCTAGAGCTAAACAAGCAGTATCAGGTCGTAAGGTTGCAAAGTGGATTACTGGTAACAATGTTGCATTTAAAGGTAAAAAATACAAGAAGGTTGATTTAGAAACTTTAAAAATTGATAACAATTCAAAAACTGTTGAACTTAGATTTTGGGAGCCAAAAGAACTTGAAGGTAAAATAGTAACTGTACCTTTTAGTTTTTTAAGACGAGGGCCATTTGTTGCAACGGATATACCAAATGCCTTCGAAGAAAAGAATCCAAGAATACCACGCAAGAAAGGTCAACCTGCTGGTTCTAAAAAACATTCCGATTTATACACAGACGAAAATCCTGTAGGAACAATACATGGTTTAGGTTTCAAAGATGTTGAAACTGCAAGAGCAAGTGTAAAAAAGATAGAGGGTTCTGGTAAGAAACACGCACACAAAATACAAGCTGCAGTTGCAATGGAACAACGTGCAAAAGAAATGGGTAAGACAGCAGAAGCTGCAATCTATCGTGCATACATTGAAAAGATGAAGAAGAAAACCAAAGAGATGCAGAAGGAAGATTTTTTAATTACAGAAAAATTTGGTGTTATAGCAAATCAATCTAAACTATCAGAAATTATCTTTCAAGGAAGTCATAAAGCAAAAGAGGGAAAAGAAGTAGACAATATGTATATACCAATGTCAAGTGCATTGTTCAAGAGAGTTTTTCCAAAACAAGTTAGAGTTAGAACTTTTCATGTTACATCTCCAGATGGTTTTGAAAGATTATATGACATTCAAAATTCAACTAAATCTATATCAACATTTGCAAACATGAGTTCTAGAAATATCTCTGGTGGTATTGCAGAGGGTTCTGGAGTTGTTGCAGAAATAGATGGAAATGCTCTTGTAAGTTCTTCCCAAGATTTATTCTCAGTTCCAATAAAAGATGGTAGAAGATTAATAAGTTATGGTTGGTTAAGAGGGAAATGGGGTGAAAGAAATCTTGATAAAATAGATAAAGATATGACTGTGCTTTTAAAAGCACTTATTAGAAAATACGCACCAGAAAGAGCAAAAAAAAGAACCTCTCCTTACTTTACAGATTTTGAAGTTTGGAAAAGTGTAAGAGCAAGTTACGAACACTATAAACATGGGTCAGATAAAAAACTGCAAAGAGAAGCTGGTAAAAAAATGCAGAAAATAATTAAAGATTATTTAGATGGTGTAGAGAGAGTTTTAAAAAAGAATGCAAAACAGGTTCAACATATTCTAACAAATTATCTAAAAACCAGACGAACTGAAGATAACTGGGACGAAATAATAGTAGATGATGTTAATATCCTAAAGGTTTTTGTAATTTCCGACCACGAAGAAACTAAAATATTTAAGAAAGACCAACTTGACCACGAAGCATATAAGAAAATGCTTGATTATACAAAACTACCAGTAAAGATTGTTAGTTCAATAGAGATGGAAAGATATGTATTAGGAGTTGCAGAAAAAGAATTAAAGAAAATGACGGAGGAAAGAAACTATAAGAAAGAATATGCAAACTATCAGGGTAAACCTGAACAGATTGCAAGAAGGTCTTCAAGAAACAAAGCCAGAAGACTTATGGGTGATAAAGATATTAAGGGTAAAGATGTTGGACACAAGGATAATAATCCTCTAAACAATGACCCAAAAAATTTAAAGATAGAAGACCCATCTAAGAATCGTAGAGAACCAAGATTGAGAGAAGATGCAGAAGATGATAAACTTGCAAAAACAATGAAAGTTGCAACTGCAAAGATGAACCTTGCAAAAAGAATAAAACAAACCAGAAAACAACAGAAAGATTCTTTAAGTAGAATTAAAGATAAAGATAGAAAAGCATCAACTAAAAAGACACAAGATGCAACATTAAAAAGTATTAAAACTTCTGGTCAATCTCAAATAAAATCACTACAAAAAATGGGTGAAAAATTTACACAATCAGATGTGGTTGGTTTAGAAAAGTTTGCAGATAGGTTACTAAAGAAATATAAAATAGATATAGAATTTACAAGACATTTCGTAGATAGATTGAATGACCCAAGAAATGAGCCAGAGATTAAAGTTGCAGAATTACAAAGGTTATTTAAGAAGATAAAGAAGAATAAAGGTTTAGGTATATCAAGTAGTCCAGACATTGAAGCTGTATTACAAGATATGGAAACAAATTTAAATCTACCTGTTATAATTAAAAAGAAAGGTAATGAGTTTGAAGTAACGAACAAAACAATTATGAGAAAACCTAACTTTAAAACAACAAGTAAAGTTATAAGATACGAGAAAGCACCAGAAACATCTGATGCATTAAAGAGATACAAAGCAGGTAAAGCTGGTTTCACCGATATTGCACACCTGAAAGCAAAAGGATTAATTGCAAGAAGTGATGGTGAAAAAAAGAAGTCTGCAAAATATAAGTAGTTATGTCTTTTAGAACTAGAATAAAAGAGAAGTGGAATAAATTATGGACGACAGATAATGTTATTGATTTATCAGTAGATGCATTTATATTACTTGCAGATGTTCTTACATCACCAGTACTGATAGTTGTTAGGATTATTAAACACATAATTAATGTCTATTTTATAGACAGAATAAAAAGAGCAATCAAATGGTTTGCTCATAAAGTATTAAGGATAAAATAATGTTAAGAGTGTATATGTTAATTATAGTTGTAGGTTTAATCGGTGGAGTTGTATATGGTGCGTATGCGTACTATCACGACACACAACAAAGGATTGCAACACTACAACAAAATAATGCTAAGTTAGAAACTGTTGCGAAAACTAATCAGTTGACTATCAATAGTCTACAGGAAAGTCAAGAGAAATTTGCAACACTGAATAAAGACTTACAAGTTAAACTAAATGAGGCTGAACAATACGGAGATAACTTAAGAAAGAAGTTACATAAGCATAATCTTACAAGATTAAGTATAAAGAAGCCTGGATTAATAGAGAAAAGGATAAATAATGGTACAAAGAAATTATTTGACAATATTGAGTCTCTTACTGCTCACCCTGTTATTGAGTAGTTGTGGTTATTTAAGAAAACCAGAGAAAGAGATAGTTGTCCAGACAGTAGAGGTTCAGAAGGTAATACCAGTACAACCTCAACCAAAACCTATAGACATGACTGATGTTAAGTTCTATGTGGTTACTGAAGAGAACTATAACGAATTTAAACAAAAGTTTATGAAGACAAATAATGACTTTGTATTCTATGTGGTAAGTGTACACGACTATGAAAATCTTGCATTGAATATGTCTGAGTTATACAGATATATAAAACAACAAAAAGAAATAGTAATATATTATGAAAAGGCTGTGACGGACAAACCACAGGAGAAAGAAGATGTCAAAAAGTGAATACTTTGACGGTGTTAAAAAATTAAAGTATGATGACCTTGATAAACAAGACTTTTGTGCATGGTTTTTTGCAGAGTGTTCAAGACTTGCATATAAAAACGAGCAAACAGCAAAAAAAGAATTTGGAAAAATAGGATTCAACACATATAGTTTTTATGATACAGAAGGTGCTCAGTGTCATATTGCAAAAAATTCAGATGCAATTATTATTGCGTTTAGAGGAACAGAACCAAAACAGTTCTCAGATATCAAAGCAGACTTGATGGCATGGAAGAAAAGGTCAAGAAGTGTAGGACAGGTTCATGCTGGGTTCAAAGGAGAAGTAGATAAACTTTGGGAATCCATAAAAAAAGTATTACCAGATGGTAGAGATGTTTATATATGTGGTCACTCACTAGGTGGTGCAATGGCTACAATATGTGCATCAAGATTAAGAGGAGAACCAAAAGGAAATATCAAAGCACTATATACTTACGGTTCACCAAAAGTAGGTGGTAAGTTATTTGTATGGGGTATTGATGAATTAACACATTACCGTCATGTAAATAATAATGATATGGTTACAAGAGTACCTTTATGGATTATGGGGTATCGTCATCATGGAAACTTGACATACATTAATCACTATGGTAATATAAGGTCAATGACTTCTTGGCAAAGATTTAAAGACAAGATGAGAGGTCGTTGGACTGCAATAAAAAAGTTTCAGTTTTTTGACGGTATTCGTGACCACGATATAAACAAATATTGTAAAAAACTAAAAGGTTTAAAATAATGTGGGAGATGATACAAGAGATGGCAAGTAACAGGTTGTGGATTTACACAGCTCTTGTTGGGTCATTGTTTGGTCTTGCATTCTCTACATATTTTAAATCAACAAGAATTGGTCTATGGTTATATTCTAAATTTGATATGATATTAGATTACTTGGTATTACGTTGGGGTTGGACTTGGTTAGAACAACCAGAAGATGCTTGGAGAAAAAAGTATCCATTTGTTACTAAGAAAATTGACGAACTTGAGAACAGAATAAACAAACTAGAAAAAGGAGATTAACATGAGAGAATGGATTAAAGATAAATTCGACAACTCTAAAGAATGGGTAATGGACAGAAAAGAAGAAAGAACAAGTCTTGACGGTATTGCTCTAATCGCAATGGGTGTCATTGCATTATTCTTTACACCATTTGTAAAGATTGCAGCTTACGGTGCAGTCATTTATGGTGCATACACTCTAATTAAAGCAGAGTGGTAATATGGCAGATTTGGAAACAGAAGTAGCATTACTTAAAAGTAAAGTTTCCGATATGGAGAAACTTCATGTACGGTTAGATGATGCGATTGGTAAGATATCAGAAGTATCGAACTGTATTAATCGTATGTTAGCCGTACACGAAGAAAAACTCGCAAACCAAGAAGAAGCAGTCTTTGCAGCTGAAGAACTCATAGAAACAAGAAGGTCAGAGTTATCTAACGAAATTAAAGAACTGCACTCAAGAATAACAACAAACACGAAAGAGATTATGAGTATCGCAACACAACAACACAAAGAACATACAGATGCAATTCAAAAGTTGCACAAGGATATAAACAAGAGAGTTGGTGTGTTAGAGAAGTGGCGTCATGTCCTCATTGGAAGTTCAATAGTTGTAGGATTTATTCTACACAGAATGATGGATTTTACTTGACAAACCTTACAATTTACTATATTATGACTAAATGTATATTGAACAGAAATATCTACTATTAGCATCATCACAATTACAAGGATTTAAGAAGAAGGGGGATAACCTTTACAACTTCAGATGTCCTTATTGTGGTGATTCGCAGAAGAACAAATCCAAGGCTCGTGGGTTCTTTTTTCCTAAAGAAAACAATCTTATATATAAGTGTCACAACTGTGGAAAAGGTGCTTCATTAAAGAACTTTTTGATGCATTTAGACCCTAAATTATGTAACGACTATATATTTGAGAAGTACAGAAAAGACGAGAAACCTGTACAATTAAAGTATGAACAACCTAAGTATTTTGGTCAAGGAGCAAAGTCCCTCAAGAGTATTAAGAAAGTATCATCACTGAAGTTAGACCACCCAGTAAGACAATGGATAACTGAAAGAAAGATACCCTCTCAATACCACTACTTGTTATATTTTGCACCGAAGTTTTACCAGTGGGTTAATACGATTATAGAGAATAAGTTTCCAAGTCTACACAAAGACCACCCTAGACTTGTGATACCATTCTTTGAAAATAACAATATGTTTGCTTTACAAGGGAGAGCTTTCGGAGATGAAGAACCAAAATACATCACGATTAAAATACAAGAAAAAGATAAGATATACGGACTCGAAAGAGTAGACTGGAAGAAGACTGTCTATGTGTGTGAAGGCCCACTTGACAGTTTATTTGTGGAGAATTGTATTGCGACTGCACAATCTGATTTAAGAATACCACATGAAGGTGCAGTGTTAATACCAGATAATGAACCAAGAAACTTGGAGATTGTCAAACAGATAAGAAAGTATGTAGAAGAAGATTATTCAGTTGTATTATGGCCAGACTATGTAAAAGAGAAAGATATAAATGAGATGATAATAAAAGGTAAGACAAGAAGAGAAATTAAAACAATAATTGACGAACACACATATTCTGGATTGAATGCTAGAATTAAGTTTGCAAAGTGGAGTAAAATAAATGGCTGAAACATATCTAGGAGTAAGAATTGATAAAGATAGGGATAAACTTCTTTCAGAACAATCAGAAAAATTATTAACAGAATACTACTGTCGTGAAGATGAAACTTCTCCTCAAATGGCATTTGCGAGAGCTGCTAATGCATACTCATACGGTGATAAGAAACTTGCACAAAACATATATGATGGTGCAAGTAAAGGTTGGTTTATGTTTGCATCACCAGTCTTATCCAACGCACCATTACCAAAAGAAAGAGTTAAAGCATTACCTATCTCATGTTTCCTTGCATATGTACCAGACAGTTTAGAGGGTCTAATTGACCACTCAGCAGAGTTAAGATGGTTGTCAGTGAAGGGTGGAGGTGTAGGTGGTCATTGGTCTTCAGTTCGTTCAGTATCAGATATTGCACCAGGCCCAATCCCATTCTTACACACAGTAGATGCAGATATGATTGCATACAGACAAGGTAAAACAAGAAAGGGTTCTTATGCAGCCTATATGGATATCTCACACCCAGACATACTAGAGTTCCTACAGATGAGAATACCTACTGGAGATGTGGGTAGAAAATGTCTAAACATTCATCATGCAGTAAATGTTACAGATGAGTTTATGACAGCAGTGGAGAAAGGTACAGACTGGAACTTACTAGACCCAAATGACAGAAGTGTAAGAGAAACAATGCCTGCAAGAAAATTATGGGAGTTAGTTTTAGAAACAAGATTTAGAACTGGTGAACCTTATATTAATTTTATTGATACTGCTAATCATGCATTACCACAAACTATGAAAGACAAAGGTTTAAAAATAAATGGTTCTAACCTATGTAACGAAATACATTTACCTACAAGTGAAGACAGAACAGCTGTATGTTGTCTATCCTCATTGAACCTAGAAAAGTATGATGAGTGGAAAGACACAACCCTAGTTAAAGATTTGATAAGATACTTAGATAATGTATTACAGTTTTTCATAGACCATGCTGGTGATGAAATAAGTCGTGCAAGATATTCTGCACAACAAGAAAGGTCATTAGGATTAGGTGCAATGGGTTTTCATTCTTATCTACAACAACACAAAATTGCATTTGAATCAGTTGAAGCAATGAGAGTAAACGAAACAATATTCAAACAGATAAAAGACCAATCAGTTGAAGAAAGTATAACACTTGCAGAAGAAAGAGGTGAGTGTCCAGATATGGAAGGTACTGGAAGAAGAAACGCACATCTACTTGCGATTGCTCCTAACGCAAATAGTTCTATGATTGTAAGTTGTTCACCATCAATAGAACCACATAAAGCAAATGCATATACACATAGAACAAGAGCTGGTTCGCATCTGATTAAGAATAAGTATCTGGAAGAGGAACTCATAAAACTCAATATGGATAAACCAGAGATATGGACTTCAATCATAACAAACGGTGGTTCAGTCCAACAACTAGAATTTTTACCAGAAGAAACTAAGAATATATTTAAGACAGCAATAGAAATAAATCAAAATGTAATTGTAGAGATGGCAGGAAATAGACAGAAGTATCTTTGTCAAGGACAATCTCTTAATGTATTCTTTCCTGCTGGTGCATCTAAGAGATACTTACACGAAGTACACTTTAAAGCATGGGGAGTAGGGTGTAAAGGACTATATTATTTAAGAACTGAAACATCAAATCGTGCAGAAAATGTTGCAGAAAAAATAGAACTAAATAAACTCACCGACCTAACAGATATTACAAAAGAAGAGGACGAGTGCATAGCTTGTCAAGGATAAAGAGAGGAAGATAATATGCCAATAGATATTCAAATTTACACCAAAACAGACTGTCCATTTTGTCTACAAGCAAAACAATGGTTCGCAGAACATAGTATAGAGTACACAGAACATTTGATGGACGAAGAAGAACAAAGACTTTCATTCTATCAAAGGATTAATAATGTTACAGAACAATTGGGTGTTGGTAGAACTGGTGTAAACTCTGTTCCACAGATATATATGAACAACGAAAGAGTTGGTGGATACGCAGACCTTATTAAGATACAAGACAAGATATTAAGGGCTCGTGGTGGTGGACTTACAGTTGCGTCTGAAACATACAAACCATTCTATTATCCTTGGGCTGTAGACCTTACAGTAAGACATGAGAAAGCACACTGGATAGAAGATGAGGTTGACTTGGGTGAAGATGTAAGTGATTGGAAAACAAATAAAGTTACTCCAGTAGAGAAAGATTACATTACAAACATTCTAAGACTATTCACACAGTCAGATGTTGCAGTAGGTCAGAACTATTATGACCAGTTTATTCCTAAGTTTAAAAACAACGAAGTAAGAAATATGTTAGGTTCATTTGCAAGTCGTGAGGGTGTCCATCAGAGAGCCTATGCGTTACTAAATGATACACTAGGATTACCAGACTCAGAATATCACGCATTCTTAGAATACAAAGAGATGACAGATAAGATTGATTTTATGCAAAAGTCAGATAACACTACACAAAGAGGTCTTGCACTTGCAATGGCTAAGTCTGTATTTAATGAAGGTGTTGCATTGTTTGCTTCATTTGTTATGTTACTTAACTTTCAAAGAGTTGGTAAGATGAAGGGTATGGGTAAAGTTGTTGAGTGGAGTATTCGTGATGAGTCTATGCACGTTGAAGGTAACTCAAAACTATTCAAAGCCTTTGTTGCAGAACACCCAAAGTTAGTAGACAATGATTTCAAAAAAGAAATATATGGAATGGCAAAAGACATTGTTAAACTAGAAGATAAGTTTATTGAACTTGCATATGAGATGGGTGATATAGAAGGTTTAACTAAGGACGAAGTAAAGACCTATATAAGGTACATAACTGATAGAAGGTTATTGCAACTTGGATTGAAGACTAATTTCAAAGTTAAGAACAATCCACTACCATGGCTAGAATGGATTCTGAATGGTGCTGACCAC